TATTGTCATATATTAAATTAAACTAGTTTAGAGCAGGTATATTTCCTGTAGTATTGCAGTTTATTTGATTTTTTCGCTATCGTCAACACGTTTTAAAGACTGTAATTCATCTAAGAAACGACCACAATAAGAGTGTTCTCCAACATGTGTTATGTAGTCTGTAACATAAGCAAATACTTTACCACCCATATCTGTCCATCTTTGACAGAAACCAAAGTCTTCACCATAGTATCTTTTAGTTTCTGGGTCATGTAACGTATCAAATAAATTGTAAAAATTTTCTTTTTTAGTCTCTTTTCCGTTTATTACAGTCGGTTGAAATATCTCTAATTCTGGATGTTTTTCTATCATTTTTGTAATGACATGTCTTTTTATTAACATACATCCTGTAGGTACATGTGTTGTTTCTATAATATCATTCTCCATGACTATTCTATTTTTATTAGGTACCTTTATTGGATACATGTATCCGGATTTAATGACATCACTTTTCTTTCTTATCATCTCATACTTTTCTGTTAATGCTTTCCACATCTTATCTTGATCAATAGTCTTCATTGGATATGGACATGCAATAACATCTTTATCTTTTTCAATCATTTTAATGATAGTAGAATATTGAAAATCAATATCAGAATCTATAAACAATAAATATTCATACTCATGTTCGTGATTTAAAAAATCAGCTACACATAGATTTCTACCTTGTGTAACAAGTGATGATTTTAATAATGTAAAACTAACTAGTATATTATTTCTAATACACTCTTGTTGAAATTTTAATACTGCTTGTGTGTAGTGCATTGATACATCAGAATGACATGGTGTGCATACCATAATTTTATATTTAGGTTCTGTACCTATATTTATTTCAGTGACATTATTTTTTTCAATAATTTGATAGGTGTCTTTGTTTGGTTCTTTCTTATTAAACCATATTGGTTCATTGTTTTGCATTGATTGCTCCTTGTAAGAATCGTGTCCAGGCGACACCTTGTTTGTTCCAGTTGTAATATCTGTTTGTGTATTTTATTTGAAATTTTAAGTGATCATTTACTGCTTCACTTTCTAAAGATTCTGCAGCTGCTTCTATAGCAGCAGCAAACTTAGTAGCTAGTAGCTTATAGTTATCTGTATATGGAATATAAATAGGAAACTCAGCACCTGTTTCAAACAATGCACCAAGATCTGTTGTTATACAATATAATCCAGCCGCCATACATTCTAGTAAAGATATACAAGATGTTTCTTCAAACGTGCTTGGATATGCATACATTCTATAATCTTTTAAATGCTCTCTAATATATTCATTTGGTTTGTAGCCTATGTAATTTACATTTGGTAGTAAGTCTGCTTGTTCGTAAAGTGTCTGATAGTATTTATCATTCTGTTCGTAAAAATCTTTTCCATATACTTCTGTAGAAGAATATACATCTAATGTAATTAATGGATTCTTTATTAATTGCATTGCACCTAATAAAACATTTAATCCTCTCCAAGGTGTGTTTTGATGTATAATTTTTATAGGTTGTCCCTTTTTATATGTAGTTTGTATAGGTTCTATTTTTTCTATACCGTTTTTTATAACAACACATTTTTCAGTTGGTAATTTAAAATACGTTCTATATTTTTCATATGTCCAATGACTGTTGAATACATACCAATCGTATTTATTGTGGTTAGATTGATCTTGAAACCATGGTGCCAGATTTGGTTGATCGTAAGAATTTTTTTGCCAAAGTATATTTACTTTAGTTGAGTGTAGTGGAATCTTCTCAGGTATTGATGTACATATCTGTGCCTGATCTAATACTTTAGGATCTACGTGTTTACGTAAAAACTCAAATTGTAATTCTGTGCCACCTTTAGGTGTTTGATTTCTTATCATCATTTTTCATAACTTTCTGTAACATATCTAAGCCTTTCGGTGATACTGTAACTGTTACGTCTTGTACAATATCAGGTCCTTCTTTCTTTTCTTTAAACACTTCACCAGTTTTTTTATTACGCCAAGTAGTAACTGTAGTGCAATCTATTTTTGGTATATCTTTATCCATTTTCTTGAGATCTATCTATCAGAAGATAACTGATTTGTCCAGTGATCTCATTTGCTGTACCCGCTTGTATTTTTAATATATCTCCGCCTTCTAAGTTTATGACATTTTGTGCTAGATTTGTTGTGGTTTTATTTAACTGTGCATGAGCTATTTCAACATCAGACCCACCTGATTTTTTTAAAAATAAATCTACATCAACATTACTAGCTGAATCATGACTTGCTTGTACAGATCTAACAATTGCAACGGCTGATGTTGCTATTGACAACACAGTTGTTAAATTAGTTGTTGTTAAATTAAACGTTTCGCTTTTAAAAAAATTAGCCACCTAAAAACCACTCCTTTGCATCTTCTTCGTTTTTTAAATCTTGTTGGTATGAAAAGTTTAATTCACTTTTAAGTGTATCAATTGCACGAAGAATCTGTCTTTGATTTTCGACATCGTAATCTTTTTTAGGTTCAGGTATGTATGAAGTTATTCTGGCCATTACTCCTCACCATATTCCATATCACCTGCAATAGCTCCTGGTGATGAACTNTAATCTCTACCTGAATCAAAGTCTCTTCCACCACCTCTACCATAACCCATGTCAGAAGATTCTCTTATACTTTCAATCATACCACCAACATTAGTATCATCCATACCAAATTGATTCATAAGGTTTTGTAAATTCTTTTCACTGTAACTCTTATCAGCTGCAGCTCTTTGCAACATATTAGATATTCTATTTGATCTTCTTCTCATCTCTCTCATCGGCTCAGAATAGAATCCACCTAAAGCATTCATTTGATTTAGTTGAGCTGGTGTATATCCAAAAACACCTGCTCCCGCAGGTCTGTACATAGGTGAATCTCTAAAGTTCAAAGCATTTCTTAACATACCTAAAACAGATTTATCACCTCCAGGTAAAAAATCTCTTAAACTTGCTAATCCACTTAATAGTCTGTTACCTTCATTTTGTTCTTCATCTTCTTCATCTTCTTCGTTAGCTATACCAAACGAAGTATCAAAACCTAATGATTGTGGAGCGCCTGGATTTTGAATTGTTGGAGAGTCACTTTCTAAAAGAGGTACATCGTAAGTTGCGCCTAGATCTTGTTCTGGATAATATCTAATTAATTCTGTTAAAGGTCTTACACCACCTGTTGCATCCATTCTAAAAAAAGGAGAAACGTTAGATGGTAATAAACTAGCTACACCTTGATCTTCTTCAAACTGTTGATTAAGTAATCGTTGTAAATTTTCTTCAGTTAAAAATTTTGCAATTGACATTATCTTCTACCATCTGGTTGTGCATCAAGTCTTAGAGTTCCATATCTCCAAGTTTCACCTGTGCCGTCGTTTTCTATTTTTAGTGCTACGAGTCTTCCTCTTGCACGTGTATCTACTTTATCAGTAGATGATGTAATTGTAAAGGGACCTAGTGATGAGCTAGATGCTGTGTTGTTTGGATAATCATTTAACAATATTGTGATCTTAGTGTTACCTGTTTGTACAGCAAAGTCAGGTATAAATCTTTTGACAGACATAAAAAACTCACCATCTCCTCTGTAATTAACTTGTCCTGTAGNCTGACCCAGGGCGCTTCTACTTGATGTAATATCGTAGTCACCAGATTTAATAAATGCTGCAATCGCTGTTGTACCAGAAGAATTTACCTGATCAGTTCCTACTTCATGAGCATAGTAAATTGATGCTCCGAATCTATTTGTAATACCTTGAATATCAGGAAATACAGGTGTAGATGTTTTATTGTACTCAGTTGCATAAGGCGCATTAAACACACCTGTATCAACATAACTTGTTCTAGCTAGTGATCCTGTAGTCCAAACTTGTTCTGAATAATTATAAGTAACAACTCTATCTATTTGATCAGATCCGGACTTTGCATAGAACCAATTTACTTCACTATAGAGTGTATTGTGTTCTGCATAGACAATATCACTTGCGTTAAGATTAATTCCTAAATTATCGCCATCTGTACTAAATACAAAGTCTTCAACTAAACAAGGTAAAGATTTAACTGTACCATCGTATGCAAAAAATCCACCTTCAGCTGACATCCAGAATACTATACCATCAGAATAACTTAAAGCATTTTGACCGATCAATCCGCAGTTTGTACCAACTTGTTTAACACTAAATGTAAATGGCGGCCCAACAAATTGAATTACGTACGCAGAACTAT